AAGGCGAGTTTGCCGGCGGTCGGCGCTACACGCTGGTGCGCGCCAAGGGCTACAAGGAAAGCGACGACTACGCGCTCAAGGGCCAGTTTCCAGAACAGCGCGCCGGGCAGTCAGTCGTTACGGTCATCACGCCGCACGACGGCGCTGCCCCGGCGATCAGCGTGTTCGAGGACGTGCAGGAAGGCGCGGACTTTTTGACGTACAAGCGTCGAAAGGCTGGGCTATGATCGACCTTCTGTGGTATTATGTCTTCAGGTACGGAAAACCCATGGGCGTCACGCAATGAGCATCACCCTCAGCCAACGATCTATCTTACGTCTGGAGGACGTACACCCCGATCTGGTGCGCGTCGTCCACCGCGCCGCCGACATGTCCAGTCTGGACTTCATGGTGCTGGAGGGTCGGCGCATGATGGACAGGCAAAAGCAGTTGCTGGCTCAAGGCGCAACGCGCACGCTCAACTCCCGTCACCTGACCGGCCACGCTGTCGATCTGGCACCTATGATCGGCGGCAGCGTGTCGTGGGACTGGCCGCTTTACCATCGGCTGGCCAAGATCGTGAAGGCCGCTGCGGCGGCGGAGAATGTCCCGCTCACATGGGGCGGTGATTGGCGAAATTTCAAGGACGGCCCGCATTGGGAACTGCCGTGGAAGCAATACCCTCTAGGAGAGTGACATGAACAAGGAACAGATTTTCGGCATCATCCGCACCGTGGCCGCTGCCGGCTTCGGCTTTCTGGCCGGCAAGGGCTATCTGGACGCCTCGATGGTCGAGGGCTTGTCCGGCGCTATTGCCACCCTCGCCGTGGCTGTGTGGTCGGTGACTGCCAAGAAGCCGACGGCGTGATCAAATTCCTGACGCTCCTGCTGTCGCTGCTTGACCGCCTGTTCACCGAACGGGGGAACGCCAAGCTACGCCAGCAGGGGCGGCAGGAAGCGGTCAAGGAAATGAACGATGAGATCGACCGCCAGATCGAACTGGGCGCGGCTGCTGCTGCTCCCGACCCTGTCCGTGATCAGCGCCTGCGCGCACGTTTCGACGCCGCCGCCGACTAACAGCTACTGCGCGGTGGCCAAGCCGATCCGCTACAACAGCAAGATCGACAGCCCGAAGACGGTCGCGCAGATCGAGGCCCACAACTCTGCGTGGGTCTGCCTGTGCGAAGCCGACTGCCCTGCTGGCAAGCCGTCGTAAAAGTGCTATAGGGGTTCCCACAATGGCCACGACGATGACCTTCACGACGCTCCGGCAGGACGTTCAGCGCTATCTCGAGCGCGGCGCGACCTACGCGTCTGACCCCGTCGTCTTCGACCAAATCCCGCGCCTGATCAATCTGGCCGAGCGGCGCATCGCGCGTGAGCTGAAGATCCAAGGCTTCATCAACGTCGTCACCGGCACGCTGCAGGCCGGCGTGGCCGTCTACGACAAGCCGGATCGCTGGCGCGACACGGTGAGCATCAACATCGGTACAGGCGCGAGCAACAACACCCGCAAGGTGCTCTTCGCGCGCGTCTACGAGTATCTCCTGAGCTACTGGCCGGATCGCACCGCGACCTCCCAGCCACTCTTCTACAGCGACTACGACTACAGCCACTGGCTGATTGCGCCGACGCCGGACGCCGAATACCCGTTTGAGGTGCTGTACTACGAGCTGCCGCCGCTGCTGGACGACGCCGTGCAGACCAACTGGCTGACCGAATACGCGCCGCAGCTCCTGCTGTACGGCGCGCTCCTCGAGGCTACGCCGTTCCTGAAGAACGACGAGCGCATCCCCGTCTGGCAGAACATGTATGATCGCGCGGCTGCGATGCTGAACGGCGAGGATCTCGCCAAGATCCTCGACCGCTCGGCTGTTCGGAAAGAGGCATAATGACGAGCACCTACACCCAGATCTTCGGTGGCACGACCATCTACCCCTCGGATGTGTCGTATCTGGCACTTGCGCTGACGGCCGACACGGCGCTGGACTGGCCGCTGGAGAGCAACACGCTCCTGCGGCCGGCGGCGCGCATCATCGACGTGACGCCGACCGGCGCGTACGCGATCAGCCTGCCGCCGGCCAACGAGACGGGCAGCGGCCAGACGATCCTGTTCAACAACCTCGGCCCGTCCACCATCACCGTCAAGAACAGCGTGGGCGGCACGCTCCTGTCCATCGGGCAGGGCGAGCAGTGGCAGATATACCTGACCGACAACACCACCGCCGCCGGTACGTGGCGCACGTTCCGCTACGGCGCGGCCACGGCGCAGGCGCAGGCCTCGGCGCTGGCCGGCTTCGGTCTGGTGGCCACAGGCTCGACGCTGTCGCAGTCCACGCCCGTCACGCTCTTCAACAGCAACTACACTGCTGGCGTGCCCGACCGCGCCAAGATGCTCATCTGGACGGGCGGCCTCGGCACGCTGACGCTGCCCACCGCGTCTTCGGTCGGCACCGACTGGTTCATCGCTGTTCGCAACGGCGGCGCGGGCAACCTTGTCGTAGACCCGCAAGGCGCTGAGACGATCAACGATGCGGCGTCCCTGACGCTCACGCCCGGCGACAGCGCCACGGCGGTGACGGACGGCACCAGTTGGTACACGCTGGGCCTCGGCCAGAGTGCGGTGTTCGCCTTCGACTACACGTCCGTCAACCTCGGCGGCCTGAGCGGCAACTACACCCTGTCGGGCGCGGAGCTGAACCGCATCGCCTACGAGTTCACGGGCGCGATTATCGGCAACATCGAGGTCATCGTGCCGAAGACGACCCAGCAATACTGGGTGACGAACAGCACGACGGGCGGCTCATTCACCCTGCGCGTCAGGACGAGCACGCAGACGCCGGGTGTCCTTGTCGCTCGCGGCAGTCGCGCCATCCTGTACTGCGACGGGAACGTCGTGGTGAACGCCGAGACGGGTGGCATCGCCGTGCCGATCAGCGTCTCGGACGGCGGCACGAGCGCGACGACTGCGGGCGGCGCGCTGATCAATCTGGGCGGCAGCGCGGTGGGCATCGGCCTGTTCACGGCGCTCACGACCAACGACGCGTGGACGGCGCTCGGCGTAGCGCCCTCGGGCACCGTCAATGGCGGCAGTTTCTAAGTGGCGGAGAAGATCGTCCAGATACGGTCGCAGCCGGGCATCAAGCGCGACGGCACGCGGCTGGAGGGCGACTATTACGTCGATGGGCAGTGGGTGCGCTTCCAGCGCGGCCTGCCGCGCAAGATGGGTGGCTACCGCGCAATCAGCAAGTATCTGCGCGAGGTCAGCCGCGCGCTGCACGAGTTCACGCAGAACAACCTGACCTACGTCCACAGCGGCTCGGCCAACCTGCTCGAGCGCTTCTACATTGACAACGGCTTCAACACGTCCGTCATCACCAACCGCACGCCGGTAACGCTGGCGGCTGACCCGAACAACATGTGGCAGTTCGACGCCATCGCCGCGCCGGGCCTCGGCGGCCTGCAGATTGTCGCGCAGGTCGCGCCGAACCTCGGGTGCATCTGCAATGCGGACGGCGGCCAGCTTTTCTTCGGTGACCTGTTCGGCACCGCACCATTGCAGCCGATCACCAATCTGCCGACCGGCTACAGCGTCACTGGCGGCGTGGCCGTGCTGCACCCGTACACGTTCATCTTCGGCAACGACGGCTACGTGGCGATTTCGGTGGCGGGCGATCCGACGGACTACACCAGCCCCGGCTCCCTTGCGGCCAACATCGCCTCGCAGAAGATCGTGCGCGGCATCGCCCTGCGCGGCGGGCCGGGCAACTCGCCGTCCGGCCTGTTCTGGTCGGCAGACTCGCTGGTGCGCGCCTCGTTCGTCGGCGGCGACGCCATCTTCCAGTTCGACACGATCAGCACGCAGTCGTCGATCCTCGGCGCGAACACGGTCATCGAGTATGACGGCATCTTCTACTGGGTCGGCACCGATCGCTTCCTGATGTTCAACGGCGTCGTGCGCGAGGTGCCGAACGACCTCAACCTGAACTACTTCTTCGAGGGTCTCAACCAGTCGCAGCGCCAGAAGGTGTTCGCGATGAAGGTGACGCGCTACGGCGAGATCTGGTGGTGCTACCCGCGCGGCGAGGCTGTCGAGCCATCGCACGCCGTCATCTACAACGTGCGCGAAAATACGTGGTACGACTGCGAGCTGCCCAACGGCGGGCGCAGCGCGGCGGTGTCGCCCTCCGTGTTCCCGAAGCCGCTGATGACCGGCGTCGCGCCGACGGCGGCGGGGGAAGACATCCGCGTCACCGAGGCCAACGACACGCGCATCACGGAGAGCAGCGACGTGCGCGTCACTGAGGAAAGCGGCGTCGATCAGTACCGCCTGTGGGTGCATGAGGTGGGCGTGGACGCCATCGACGGCATCAACATCCAGCCCGTGCTGAGCTTCTTCGAGACGGCCGAGATGTCGCTGCCGGTGACGGGGCAGGAGAACAAGGCGCTTCAGGTGCTGATGCTCGAGCCGGACTTCGTGCAGAGCGGCGACATGACGGTCGCCGTCCACGGCCGCGCCAACGCGCGGTCGCCCGAGGTCGAGACGGAACCGATGATGTTTCCCGAGACGCCGGCCACGCCGCAGGAGCAGGTCGTGTACTTCAAGACGCAGCGCCGCCAGTTGCGCTTCCGCTTCGAGAGCAACACGATCGGCGGGGACTACCAGATGGGCTTGGTGCTGGCGCACCTCCAGCCGGGTGATGGGACGACCATCGGATGATCGACCCGCGCGGTTTGACTTTACGCGACTGGGCGGACTCTGTTATATTGGTGGTCAATGACGCGTGGGCGTTTGGTCGGATCACCGACGAGAACGACTGGCAGAAGTGGGCTCTGGGCTTTTTGAACGCGTCGCCCTTTTCAACACGCGCCGTGCCAGACCCCTTCCAGTTCGATGATTGGCGCGAGTGGGCCATGCGGGTCTACCCACTGCTCGAAAAGGCTGGCTGATGTACGGCAACGAGTTCCTCGACGACTTCTCGGGATACGGCGGTCTGCCGGCTGCTACGTCTTACGCGCAGCCGATGGCGCAGCCTGCTGCCTACGGCGCGCTTCCGTCTGCTGCGTCTTACGCGCAGCCGGTTGGAGCGCTTACGCCAGAACAACTTGCGGAATTACAGGCGAGCGCCGCCTTGATGCAGCAGCGCATTCAGGCGGCGTCTGATCCTAACCGCAACGCCGCCTTCGACAAGTATGTCGCTGATCAGGCTGCGAAGGGCGTTGAGGTCGCTTCGACATACGCTGGCGGCGGCGGCCCGCTTGGCAGTGGCGGCATATTCGGTATAACCGATTTCGCTCCGGCTTTCGACCCGGCGAACCCGGCAGGCACCACGGGGCAAGTGGTTCGCTTTGCCCAAGAAGGCGGAAGCCGGGGCGCTCCGATCGTTTTCCAACCCGGCCAACAGTACGTGCTGACCGACGCCTCCGGTGAGAATGTCGTGGGTCGTGCCTCTTCAGTGGAAGAGCTGCAAAAACTTGCGGCTGCGCAAGCTAAAATGCCCTTCGGCTACAAGTTGTATCAGGCGGATGAGCAAGGAGGGTACAAACTCGGCACCGAACTTTTCGGCGCGTCAGACCCGCGCGTTGGCGGCGTAATGGAGCTTGCGCTCAAGTACGGTCTGCCCATTGCCACGTCGTTTATCCCCGGCCTAGGCGTCCCGCTTTCGATGCTGGTTTCCGGTGCCTCGTCCGGCTTCGGGCAGTTGATGGCTGGCGAGACGCCGAAAACAGCGCTGACCAGCGGCCTGATCGCGGCGGCGACCGCAGGTTTGATGAAGGGCACGCCCATCGGGGACACAATCAACAAGGCAGTTGGCAGTGTACTTCCGGGGCTTTCGAGCACCGCTGCAGGAGGTGTGGGTAGCGCCGCTGCCCAGAAGGCTGCGGAAGCTGCGGCCGAGCAAGGCCTGATCACAGTTGTAGGCCAGAGACTTGGCAGCAACATACTCGGTAACCTCGCAACGGGCGCGCTCACCACCGGCCTTTCCAACGCCGCCACGTCCTCGCTGCTGGGCGATGTCGGCAAGTCACTTGCGCAGCCTGATCAGTTCCAGCAGGCGCTGGATCAGGCGCGTCTGAACAACAGGTTCGACCCCAATGTCGTGGGTGCCGTTGAAGAACCGGGCATCGTTGTCAGCGCGGCGAGGGACACCTTTTCGCCCGGATTGTCCGCTCTCAGCGCTGCTCCTGCGGCTGTTTTCGACATCAGCGACTACGCCGGCATGGTCGGCGACGGCACGACCGCGATGGACACCGTTGAGGAGCAGGAACTCAACCCACGGGCACCACGCACGCGCCCCGCCGGTATCGACAGTGCTCTTCCGGCTGTGGTCGGCCCTTTGACCCAAGCGGTTGCTCCGCCCGCGCAGGTCACTGAGCCGCGTGTAATGGACACCGTCGAAGAGCCGGAACTCAACCCGAGGGCACCGCGAACGCCGCCGCCTATCATCAGTGTGCCGCTGTTCGTGCCGCCTACCCCACCCATTCCGACTTTCGCGCCTCCGCCGCAGGTCTCGGACATGCTCGGCTCGCAGCCTACCGAGAGCGGGACGGAGGAGCCGGGCATCGTTGTCGACATAACGAAGAACCCTGTCGGTATCGACGGCGCTCTTTCTGCTGCTGCTGGTGCCGCTGCCGCAAATGCCCTCGGCCCAGAGAACGCGCAGACGGCCTCAGAGCGCGCTGCCGAGCAGCCGGAAGAGCAGGCCAAGGATGACGGCAAGGGCGGCGGCCTGCTGTCGAAGATAGACCCGGTGCGTCTGGGCGTATCGGGGCTGCTCGGCCTCGTGTCCGCGCTGACCCGTGGCGGCGGGGGTGGCGGCGGTGGCTCCTCGGGCAATGCCGGTGCCGGCACGCGCGCCTCGCTCGACCCGATCTTCAGCGCGAAGCTGCCCGCGCCGAGCGCCCAGTATTCGAGCGCATCCTTCGCGCCCCGCGACATGAGCGGCGTTGACTTCGCGCGCTACGGCTACGGCCCGGCGCAGTCCTTCTTCGAGAACGTGCCGCGCAACCCCGAAGAGTACAGGTCGGCGCTAGCGGCCAACGCTCCCGTCGTTTCCGCCGCACGCCCATCGGGCGTTGGCAGCGCATTCGGCCCTCTGTCGGCGGGTGTTACGCCGGCTGGCGGATCTTCAAGCAACATCGCGGCTGGGTTGCTGCCGGCTATAGCCAAGGCTGCGGGAGCACCTCTTCCGGCGGTGGCCTTCGACTCTTTGAATATAGACTGGGACAAGTTTGCTGATAGCAAACAGATGCAAGATCTCGGCACCCAGTTCCGGAACGCAATTACGCAAGGTTCCGCGAACCCGATCACCAGCCTCATCCGCACCTACATCCCATCCGCCACGGACGCGGAAATCACGGAGTTCTTCGCGTCCGACGAGGGCAAGCAGTTCCTGACCCGCTTCGGCGGCGCGCCCGTGCCCCGCGCGCGTGGCGGCTCCATGCGCGGCACGGGCACCTCGCGTGAGAGCTACGCCGTCAACGGGGCCGGCACCGGCCGCAGCGACGAGAT